GTAATATCTCTAACAATATTCCAACATACATCGGCAATATGTTCCCATGTTTTGTATGTAGGTTCTTTTTGGTCAGCAGGTAATACTGAATTTGCATTTTCAAAATACAATCTTGCGAAGTTGACAGAACATGTATTTCCACCAAACTTAACATCTTGTATTAAGCCATCAACCAAGTAACCTGTATCTCTTTCACAATCAGCAACACTGTATGATAGTGAAGGATAATTAACTGCGATGTAAGCAGTAACTTCAGCAATAATAAATGCTCTGTTTAGAAGTAATTGATTACCAGCTTGATTGTGGTCATTACTTAATGCAGCAGCTGAACCGTATACCTTAGTTCCAACATTGCCTGGACCATTCTGCATAATATCAATGATCTTATCAAATTGAGTATTGGCTCTTGTTAAAGCAACGCCTGTAACATTAGGATCTGCGGCAATTTTACCTTTAAGGAAATTAATTGCTGCTACTGTTTCAACCAATTGGTCATTAATAACTTTGTTAGCACCTACAGAACCAGTTCTATATCCTAGTCCCATGAATTGTGAATTCCAAGTACCGCCTGTAGCAACATCTCGTCTTACAGCATCAAGAATAAATCCTGAATCTCTTGAACATTTTTCTCCATTGAATACAAAGTATTGAGAATCTAGGTAAGATGATATTTCTTTTGCCAAGAAGTCTTTGTTTGTTTGTAATTGTTCTCTTGCGTATTGTCCTTGAGAATTGTAAGTAACTTTTGAAACCGCATCTTTTTCAACCGATACAAATGTATGAGTTCCACCTGAGCTTGCAGCTAACTGAACAGTAATATCATTACCGGCAACATTAGTAATTGCCATAGGTTGATTATAATTAGAATCACCTTTTCTTGGGTATGAATGTTCAGTTGCGTTTGAATCTTGAGCACATGTATATGTAAAGCTATATGGAGCAAACTCAATATAATCGTTTGTTGTTAAATCATGACCAGGAATTGTAATTACACTGATTCCTGTAGTAGGATCGTATGTAGCAGTTGTTGGTGTATAATGCTTAACATAAGAAGCAGGATTTGGGAAGTATAATGCATCAGCATCAATTGCTCCAACCTCTGCTCTAACGAATGTATGGGCCCCACCAGTACCTGTTCCAATGTTCATTGTAATTGTATCAGCGGTAACCGAAGAAAGTCTTACAGGGGTCTTATATGCAGGATGGTGAGCCTGTGGTGCAGCGTGTTCTGTAACATTTCCATCTAATGTACAAGTAAAGACAACCGAGTTAGGTTTAATCATTACCATGTCACCAGCTTGTAAATTATGTTTACCAATTGTTGCTACAAATACTCCGGTTGCCGCATCGTATGTTGCATCGTATGGAGTATAGGTAGAAACATATTTTGCTGTTTTAACACTGTCAGCAGTTGCTGATACAAATGAATGAACAGATGTATCTGTTGAAGTACCTACATTAACTGTAAATGTTGTGGAAGTTGTTGCCGCAACTACAACCGGCTTCTTATAAGCAGGATGTTGTCTTTCACCTTTAATTGCTCCTGTGATTGCCGATACAAATGTATGAGCTCCACCGCCGTTAGCAACAGCACCAACATTACATCCAATTACATTTCCATTGACTGAAGTTAATTTAACTTTCTTCTTATAGAAAGGATGATGTTCTTCAGGAACAGGATGATTTGTTGAGTTACCGTCAAGTTCACAACTGAATGTAATACCTCTTGTAGCAAATTCAATCTCATCACCAATTCTTAACTTATGAGTACCAATGTCTGCTGTAAATTCACCAGTGACAGGATCGTAAGAAGCAGTAGTTGGAGTGAAACTTGTAATTGTTGTAGTTGGGTATGTATGCTGTGTGGCATTACCATCAGTTGCACAAGTAAATGTTAAACTGTCAGGTGCAAGTAATACTTCATCTCCTACTTGTAAATCATGTGATCCAACTGTGATAACTGATAAACCAGTAACTGGGTCATATGTTGCATTAGATGGAGTATATGTTTTACCTGAACTGTTTAATATACCAATGATTTTATCGAATGCTTCGTCCGAACGATGTTCTGATGCATTATCAGAAATACCAATTACATGACTAATTGCATTTGTTAAAGCCGATACAAAAGTATGAGCATTAGAACCACCTGTTCCTACATAACATACAATTGTGTTTGTTGTTACTGAATGAACAGGACAAGGGTGATTATAGAAAGGATGCCCAGGATTTGGAACAGCGTCATTAGTAGGTCCGCTTCCTGTATCACAACTAAATGTAATACCATCTTCAAGGAATCTTACATAATCTCCAGGTTGTAAACCGTGACTTCCGATAGTTGCTTCAAACCTTCCTGTTTCAGGATCGTAAGTTGCATCGGTTGGAGTAAACTGAGCGCCAATCTCATCTGTATTTACTCTTGTTTTTAATTCGTTAATTGCACCAGTTGTTTCTACCAACTGTTCATTGATTACATTATCAGCAAGTGTAGTACCTGAACGATAAGCAATACCTGTTTGGATTGCATTATAGTTTGAACCTGTTAGGATGTCTCTTTCAACCGCAGGTAAGATATAAGATTCAATATCTCTACGACACTTATCAGAATTATATCTGAAGTATGTAGTATCAATATATCCTAGTACTAAGTCTTGTAAGAATTGTCTATTTGATTGTAACTGCTTTCTTGCATTTCTCTTATCAGCAGGAATAGTTGCAGAATCACTCCATGTAATTGCTGAACCTAATATAGAAATTGCATTAGGTAATGCTTCAACAAAGTTATGGGTATCAATAATATCCGACTTGCCTACATTGATTGTAATCTTAGTAGCATTTGCGCCGATGACTTCAATTGGAGTACCTGCAGCTGGGTCAGAAGCTCTAGGATATCCTGTTCTTGAAACATTATTATCTCGGTCACAAGTAAATATGAGGCCACCTGTTTTCAGAAGAATCTTTCTTCCAACAGTTAATCCGTGGCCGCTGCCGAGTGTGATAACTGATAAACCAGTAGATGGGTCATAAGTTGCGGCAGTAGGTGTAAATTGTTTTCCTTTATTTTCAAGGATAGATAAAATTTCATCGTAGCTTGCATCAAGTCTTGAAGAAGCCTCGTATGAATCTCCATCTATTAATTCGTTTGTCTGATCTTTTAATCTGCGATATGCTTCAACTGTTTCGTTATTTTGATTTTCCATAACAGTTTTAGCAGTTGCCATGTAATATGCACGACCTGCAGTAACAGAGTTATAGTTAGTATCAAATAACATATCGTTCTTAACAGCAGGTAAGATATAATCTGAAACATCTCGACGACAAGCTGCTGAATCATATGCATAGAATTCGTCGTTGTTCTCAATCCAATCAATTAGCTCATCTTTAATAAATTCAGAGTTATTTTGTATCTGATTTCTAGCTGCGGTATAAGGAACAGAAGTATCTTGCCATATAATCGGGTTGATGTTCTCTTCACCGTACTCTAAGACGTTTAGAAGTTCCCCAAATGATGTTTCAACGCGTTCGTTGATTTCATTATTACCTGATACAAATATTTCTTTTGTTCTATCTCTTAAGTATTCTAATGCACCTTTTGTTTCTTCAAGCTGTTCTCCTGGAACAACATAACTGATTGGAGACCTATAAGTAATTCCACCAAGTCTTCCCCAATAGTTAGTATCAAGTGCAATATCATATCCTGTACCATCAAGGACAATACCTGAATCTCTTAAACATTTATCTGAATCGTATTCTTGATAACCTAATCCACCGTTTACTGAATTGGCTGTTAGGTAACCAACCACGTCATCAATAATATCATCACCTGCATAATCAATTGATTGTGCAAATGTAGTATTACCAACAATGGTTGCTGAAGTTGATTTTGGAGCAAAGAAACTGGTAGTACCTTTTGCTCTCATTGATATATCACCGAACTGAGTACCTGAGTTGTTCAATGTCATTTGACCACCGTTCAATGCATAGAATGCACAACGAACGAAGATTGACAATGAACCAATACCGTTAACACCAGCACCGTCTCGAGCAACATATCCTAAACCGTTTTGAGTACGAGGTGTGAAACCAAAACATAATACGTATGTATATAGTGAATCGGTATCAAGTACTCTTCTATCTGCAAGTACACAACCTCCACCACGACCTACCGCTCTGTTAGGGAAGTCGTCAATACCAATACTTTCAACAACACCTACACCACCAGATTCTGAAGTTACTGTATCACCTACAGCAAATCCTACACCGTTCTTAAGGTTACGAACTCTAATCTTACGTTGTGTATTAACATCTCCAGGTGTTATACCTTTTAGTGCATCTAATGAATCATCCCAAGATAAGTAACCAACTGCACCAGATGAGAATACAACTTCATCATCAAGTTTCCATAAACTATCTGCTGGGTTTGCGTTATTACCTGTCATACCAACTGCTAAGGTAAATTCTCTACCTAAGTCAGCAAGAGTACCTTTTGAGTTATAAGGATTAAGAGGTGGTTCAACATCTTGTCTTAAGAAGTTTGATAACTGAGTACTATCTCTAAGATATGGAGATCTTAATAGTTTAGCACCTGGTCGATATGCAATCGCAAATCCACCTTCTGGGAAATCAAAGTTATCAACTTGGAAGTTTTGGTAACCAAATCCTTGAACGTAACAACCTGAACCTACAAGAATACCGTTATTGTTTTCGTATCCTTTTTCAAGTTCAATTACAGTTGCATACTGACCTGCGGTTGAAGTACAGGAACAATCATCAGGTAACTGCAGATTACCTTTTGTATAATAAGTTCCTGGTCCAACCGAAATATGAACAGCATTATTAATTGCGTTACGATTGAGTTCACCACCTGCTTTTTCTAAACAAAGCTCAAATGCTTTTTCTAATGTTCTAACAGGTTGTAATTGAGTACCTGGGTTATCGTCGTCACCTGAACCTGCGTCAACGTGTACTTTAAGTGCCTGAGCAGTTTTCTTCGATACTTCATCGAATAATTGTCCAAAGTTAATTTGTTCTGTAGCACCTGTCTTTTCGTTACGGATTGCGAAATAACTTTCATCATCCATTGGAGGCTCAAATTCATTATTGAGTTCCAAGTCGAAGTCAACAAGTTTGGATTTATTAATTGTACCGCCGTCAAAGACCGAACCTGAAACAGTACCATTCTCAAAACTTGAATTATTTGAAGATAAGCCATCGGCAGATGAACTTCTGATTGTAATATCAGTTGCTACAACATTGTCCATTGTACCTTGGAAACTTGAATTCGCAAGTGTACCGTTAGAGAACAATGATTGGTCAATTGTTGAATTTGTAAGGGTTACATTATTACCTGTTCCGTCGTTAAATTCAGAACTTGTAATGACAATGTTATTTGCTGTAGAGTCTTCAATAACACCGTCTGAAAAATTAGAATTAATAATTGTGGCATTATCAATATCACCATCAGTGTATGTTGAATTGGTGATGTCAGTACCTTCCATTGTACCACGAAGAATATCAGTATCTTCAATGTTACCATTTTGGAATAGTGAAGCATCAAGAGTTACATTGTTTCCTGTACTATCAAGGATAGAAGAATTTGTAATAACAACATTGTTAGCAGTTCCGTCATTAAACTCAGAACTTGTTATGATTGTGTTATTTACTGTTGAGTCTGTAATCGCAACATTGTTTGCTGTTGAATCTGTAATCGCAACATTGTTAGCAGTACCGTCGTTAAATTGAGACGATGTAATAAGGAAGTTATTTGCTGTGCCATCTAAAAGAGTAGTATTACTAAAGATGTTGTTATTACCGCTGCCATCATTAAATGCAGAATTTGTAATTACAATATTATTAGCAGTAGAATCTTCAATTGTACCTAAGTCAAACGAAGACGATGTGATTGCGATATTATTAGCAGTAGAATCAAAGATTTCAGTATCTGTGATTGTACCTCTTAAGAAATCGGTATCTTCAATGGACGAGTTATCAATGTCAACATTATCGAGGCGTGAATCAGACATAACCACACCGGAGATTGTTCCCCCAGTGATTTTAATTCTTGAAAAGATTTCGTATTGAATTGCTTCAACTAATTCTTTTCGAGTAATATTACTCGTGCCATCGTCACCTTGGACAAGGTTGACAATAACGAACAGATCTTCCGTCCTGGTATTGGCACCGGTAATCGGAGGTAATTCTGAAATTTTTGCCATTTACTCTTTTCCTTTTGGTATTACTTATTATTTATAAGACCAAACTCAAATTATCCGTCGTTTTCGAGACGGGTTTCTAATTCTTTTACCTTTTCACTCAATTCTTTGATTGCGTTAACAAGTACTGGCACAATCTGTTGATATCTTACTGCCTTGTAAGTATCATCCTCCATTTCAATATCATAAACCACTTCTGGTAAAATTTGTTCAATCTCCTGAGCAATAACACCTGGTAGTGTATCCTCAGGTCTGTCTTTATAATTAAACGTGTATGTTTGAATATTTTCTACTTCTGCAAGTCCCTTTTCGAGAGGAACAATATTTTCTTTTAATCTTTCGTCTGATGCGCTTCCGTTTGTCGTTACATCACCAAAAAATATTGCATCACCTGAGTCTCCATTAAGTGTAATTCTAGCAGTTGTTCCACCTGTAAAGAATGTTGTTGTGTTCTCACTAACGTCATGATGATAAGTTTTATTACCACCGTTAGAAACATAATTGTATGTATCACCAAAAGTATAGATTGCACTATACACATTCATGTTTGCCGCGAAATCAACTAACCTAACATCAGTTCCTGAACTCTTACGATTAATTCTTATGTAAGGAGTTGAGCCTGATACTCTACCTTCAATAAAGGCATAATTATTTGTATCAATGTAACCGCCTGTTCCAATAAACTCATTACCTTTATAAGTGTTCAGTTCACCATCGCCATCAAATGAAATCGTTCCATCGGTTGCGATATTAATACCGTCTCCACCACTGAATGATGCTCTTGCTCTGTCTTCAGTAAAATATAACCTAGCGCCTTCGGAAACGTCATCGGTAGTTAAACCTGAACCACCTGCTCCAATTGATAATGAGCCAACTGTTAATGAACCTGTGATAACAGCATCAGGAACAGTTAAAGTACCTGCGGTTGATAAACTAAACTTATTTGGAGCAACACCAGTGTTAATAATAAAATTACCTGGGTTACCGTTTTCTAATCCTACATCCCAAGATAAACTTCCGTTTGTGTATCTTGTTTGTCCGCCGCCTGCATTTGAAAAAATTGTCGTTGTTTGAGTAGGTCCGTTTACTTGTACCTGACTATTAAAGTCAATATTACCACCACCTGTAGCAGCGGCAATTGTATCTGCACTCAATAAACCAGAAGCAGTTAAATTAGTTGCAGAAAAAGTACCAACAAGGTTTGCATCTCCAGTTGTTGTATCTGCTGTACCAACTTCAGCCGTAATAATATTAGCTTCTAGGATATCGACTAGGTCATTTGTTTTAGTCAACCAATTTTGGAAGGTCTGAGTTGTTGCTACTTGTCCTATACTTTTAGCCATTTATTTGTCTTCCAATTTTTCTATTCTTTCATAGATATCAATTATGCTTTTCTTAATATCAATTAAATCGTTTTGGATTCTATCGACCTTTCGATAAAAATTCCTTTCTACCTTATATTTATTGAGAGCATCAGAATCCATATTAAGGATTGCGCCGGTATTTTCTTCTCTTTTTATATTACTCATAATTTATTCCTTATGTAAGCGCAATGCCACGATAATCCTTAAGTATAGGTACGTTATGAATATTAGGAGATAGCATATCTATACGAATTTGGAATCTCTTGAATCCTTCAAATGCTCCACCTTGACTTGTGTAAGTAAATGCACCGCCAACTAATCCGCCGACCTTATTTGCATTTGCTATTCTAAATTTAAATTCTCTGAAATCTTGTAAGTTTGAAATTGTTGAGAAAGATCCTACTCCTTCAAATAATTCTAACTCTGTCCAAGGTAAATTATCAAACTCATCATTGTCATAACCGTTTTGTGCTTTAATATAACATTTAATATCTGCACCTGTTGGACGATATGCAGTTAAGATTAAATTGAAATCTTCTGCATCAAGATCTTCCGCCAATTCAATTTTCTTACTAATATATTTTGCTGTGTCAGCTGCTGTATTTGTAAGCTTATATTGATATGCAATTAGTTTAGAGGCTTCAATATCAACGAATGGAGTAGAGGTTACATTAGAACCATTTTCAACTCCAATATTTAATATGAAGTCTTTAGTACCACTTGGATCATTTGACTTACTATAAACAATAACACCTTTCTCTGAGAAATAATTATTATCATTAAATCTCATTGATTTTAAATAAGTACTATTTACATCAGAAGGTGGAACAAATGTACCTGAAAGATTTGTTCTTGAGGTAGAATCATTTGCTCTCATAATCATAGGTTGAATATAACTTAAATTAATATTATCAATTGAAGCAATAGTAGAATACGATGCGCTATCTAATCCTTTAATGATTCCTGTTGCATTAAATTGTTTTGTAGTTGTTGCTGAAGAATTAACCAAATGTAATTCAAATGGATTTCTTTGAACATCATATAAATCCAATTCACCAACAACGATAGGTAAATGGGTACCTGCACCGTTACTTATAGTAGGTGTTTCTAATACCAATTCTGATGTGTTTGTAATTGAAGCAATCTTATGAATTTCAATTTTGCTTGTTGATGTATTTGTAAGTTTAATGTAATCACCTGCAGCATAAACTGTATCAAATCCACTTCCGCCTGATAATGTTTTAGAACCAGTAACAGAAGAATATGCAACGTTACCAGGAGTTGATAATTCTTGATAAATTAATTCACCTGGAGTAAATCTTCCAGTGACATTACTTAATGTAAAGAATTCGTGATTGTTATTTGTTAATCTTATAGTACCTGTTGATTCGTTGAAGTTATGTCTTCTTACTGTAAATTTAATATCTTCGTCTTGATAAGATTTCCAAGCAGAGTTATTTGTTGATGTAAATAATACACCGTCACCCCAATCCTGAGTAATAGCAGAACCTTGAGTAACTCCTGGTGTTAAATCAACTCCACCAACTTTAGAAGTATATATTAAGTAATTAGGATCTGATGCATCAGGCTGAACAACAATTGAGTATTCTTTTTCTACATCTAATCTAACAGGTGCTTCAAATGTAAACGTAGTTGCTAAAGAAGCATCGTCAGATACATTTACATCATCAGGTAATTTGTGTACCGAAGCAAATGGTAAGATTCTATTTGTAGGATACCCGTTTACAACTTCTCTTATTTGTAATGATACACCATTGAGTGCAGCATTTGCATTTGAACCTGAATCTGTTTGTGAAGGCTTACGACGGAAGTATACATCAACCTCTGATAAGTATACTGAATTACTTCCTGCACCCATACCTTTCTTAACAAAGAATGTTTGTGCAAGTGGATCTCTACCTCTTATACGACGAGCAACGTTTCTAACTGTTGTGGTTGTATTTACATCAAAGTTTGGTGATCTTGTTGAAGTCGTTAAACTCGTTTTCTCAACACTGAAGTTATATGCTCGATATGTTACGAATCCTTTTGAAGTAGAAGCAGAATCAATACTGTTATATGCACTTACATCGGCAATTTCTAATACTCTATCACCTACATAGAATGTTTCAGCAGGTAAATGGAATACAGCTCTTAATACACCGTTTGCATCTGTTGATACTGCAGCTCCTTTATCTCCATATCTACCTACTTGACCAACCGTATCAGCTGTTGGAGAACCTGGCATTACATGTGTATTTACATCAACACCATCAAAGAAGAAGTAATGTCTTTGATTAGGTCTTAATCCTGACATATAGATTTTAATATCTCTTGATGCCATATAAGGTTGGAATTGGAAATTGGAAACAAATTCACCAACAAAGCTTACTTCAGGTGCTGAAGCAGAAACATTAATTTCACTTGTTCTTGTTGTAATTGTTGATGTCTGTGTACCTGCTCCTCTTCTTCCTCTTCGACCTGGATCACGTTCAAAAGTAGTAACTGTATTCGTATCCGTCATAGGAAGGAACGTCTGAATATCATCAACAAAATCTTGGAAAGGAGTTGCTAAATCAATATCAATTGAAGCAGGATTAACTGTCGTATCATAAGCAGCATCGTAAGGTGGAGAAATAACTCCATCACCTACATACTTGTAGAAGTTAGAAACACAATTTCTAAAGTTAGAAGCATAAGGCTGATTAATAATATCTACACTTGAGTTTCTTCCAATTGTTGCTGCCTTTGCATCAGCAGTACTTGGGAAGATAGATGCTCCTGTTGCTGAATCATAAATTAAATCTAATGGGAATGTTTTAACTGAAGGAGTTAATACCTTTTGATTAAATGGAACAGCAGCACTAAATTGTGGATGATTAATTTCTGATAATGTCAAATCATTAAATGGGTCAACAACAAATCCATTCTTAAATCTGCTTAAACCGTTTTCATCTCTAATAACTAAATTTGACGTTTCAGATTCTAATTGATTTAATGAAATATAATATGCCATGTTATCAATCTTCTTCTCAAGATCGTGCATATCTTTCATCGTATAATTTTTAACGCCTGTTGCTCTTGGCTTAATTGCGAATTCTTTCTTGCGCAAAACTTCAGCAGATTTTTTAGAAAGTGCAGGATAAGTTGGAACCTCTACGTGTGCGATCGCTAATTGGTCTGTGCTAAGTTTTGGCGGAACAGCAAATTTCTGTTCTTCACCTTTAATTAAAACAATCTCTCCATAAGAATCACAAGCAACTGTATCTATTCTTGTTAAGTAATGTTCTATATCTGTTTGTAATGATTGTTGTGCCGCAGGAATAAGTGGAGATCCAAAAGTACTAAATGATAATGCATAAGTACCAACAGATGTTGTGATGGTAGGTGCATTACCTGAAGTTGCTGAATAGTTAGCAGCAGGATCTTTATTAATATGCGGTCTGAAATCGAAACAATCTCTTAAGTTAAATACCTGACCTGAGTCAGATACATAAGACGGAATATCAAACTTATCTAATGTATTTGGATAACTATTGATTGTAAAGAAGTATTCGCCTGTCGTATTATTAATCTCAAATACTTTTAAGTTAACAGTACATAAACCAGATGGCTCAGGTCTTCCTTCAATATATTCTAAATATGAAATATCGTAATAAGTATCTTTCTGATTTGTTTTTAATCTAAAGCTGTTTGTATAATCTTCACCTGTTGAATCTACGATACTTACAATCTTAAATACATCAGGGAAACCTAATGAATATTTTGTTGTGACAGATGAGTAACTGAATTTTGAATATGTATCTCTTACTGTTTTATTATATGGGTCAATGCCACCTGACGATCCAATTAATCTCTTATTATAAAATACCGTGACAGCTCCATTTACTGAATTGTCATCAAGAACAATATTAAGCTGTGAATTATTTAATTGGGTTTGTGTTAATGCGTAATCTACAGAATAAGTAGTACCTGCTAGGTTAACTCTAAGATCGTCGTTAAGACAATTAAAATCTTCACCAGGATTAGCAGTTAATGTAATCGTACCACCAGAAGCAGTTGCTGATACTTGAGCCCTTACAGGAATTAAAGTATTCGAGGTTTCAAATAATCCATTTACACCTGTATCAAATATTAATGATTTCTTACTTGTTTCTTTAATAAGAGGTGCACCTAAGCTTGACGGTTGAATTGGTACATCACCGTTTCCGTCGTTTGCCTTGGCAATTTCAGACATTGCATAAGCGCCTGAATAAATTGAACTATGAAGATAAATTCTATTATCTGTAATGTTGGTTATTCCTACACTACCAATACTTTGACCACCACTATTTAATAACTGACTAGTACCTGTAAGATCTAAATCTACAAATCCTTGTGATGCACTGTCTCCTGAATAAGGTGTAATTTCTAAATAGTTTCCATATTCCATGGAAATATTTTGATTTGCTATTGTTTCTGTTTCAGTAATTTGGTCAATGGCAAATGATCTTTCACCAGAATTTTCTACTCTATAACCTTTTACATAAGCTGTACCTGGACCTACGACAACATTTACATCACTTCCTCTATCATCAGTACTTAATGGGAACTGTTCTAAAATATAATTACCTGACTCTTCATATGTTCTTCGAGCCATCTCCTCTCCCAATACATTGTATTGAGAAACGTCTCTTACCGTAATTGCATTACCATTTTGATAACGAGCCAATGTAAAGAAGTTAGAATCTTCTTTTGCTTCGGCAATTGTTTTAACTGTTAGTGTTGGTACTAATTTTAATCTGTCTGCACCAGGTGCGTTTTCATTTTTAGAACCATTTGCATTATCATAAAGACTTGCATCTTGTAATGCATTAACGAGTGATTCAGATACTAAGTAACCGATTGCTTTATCATCTGCAACATTACTATATTTTTCAACAACAATTCTCTGTTCAGCAACAAAGATAAAGTGTCCTTTTTGAAATATAATACCAGGAGCAGCTTCAATACCAAACGCTCGACCAACATGAGGATTACCAGATGAACCTATGTCAACAGAAAGTCCTGATGTAATTAATGTATCAATACCTAATGTTTCTGATGTTGTACCTCTGAGATACTTATACCTTACAATTGTTAAAGTTTCACCAGCTTGGAATTGAGTTTGGCCTGCACTACCAACATTAAGATAATTGATAAAGAATGTATTTAGATTTGGAGGTCTTGTTTGGAAGCCTCTTGCTGCTTGAACAATTTCTGCTTTTAGGCCGGTAGAACCACCTGTTAATTCGTAAACATAATCAAGCTCAACTTCTTGTCCTGCCAGTGTTTCAACTGCAGGTCCACTAATATATGCTTCTACATTAAATCCGGTGATTGACGCAGCATCACTTACTTTAACAAACTGCAGGTCATCAAGCTCTGTAAAGTTACAGCCTTTAACAACTGAACCTTCTTTAAATACATTGTCACCAAACGACTCAACCTGTCCTTGTAAGATAGTTTGTAATTGAGTAAGTTCTCTTGCCTGTATTGCATATCCAGGCTTGAACATAACTCGATAAAACTGCTTCTCGGCATCATAGTCATCGAAGTATGGTGCTTGGTTTAAATTTCTATTAATAGGCATCTTTGCTTACGTTCCTTAAAATTCCAATACGAACTTGAATTCTTCTCTTGAGAGGTCTGTTCTTGCTAACGGGAAGAAGTCCTCCATGAAGTACACTTCGCCTGTTCTTTGTATATAATCTGAATAGACAACATTATCTGCTATAGGATTATTTATTGTGATTCTCTGTCCAGTATTCGAGGTAATTGCTAAATTAGGATTAAATGATGTATCACCATTACCTATATTGCTGTCATTCCTATATGGACCGATGTATTCTGCTAAATAAACTGTATTTGCATTTTCATCAATCTCATGTATTTGTGCTTCAAATATAATTTCATTATCAACATTAACTTGTGTGATTGTGCTATTTGCATTTAAGCTAGCATAATCATCGGTTGTGATTGCGATACGATTATCAAATACATCAGGCACGGAAGCAGTATTTGCTTGACCGCTTCTCCATGTAGCCACATCTTCCATATTTTTAAATTGAGGGGATCTTACAATACCGATTGCACCGTATGTATTTACATCACCAATCTTTGTGTTATCTTCTGCTGTGATATATCCATACATTGAAAAATGTTTACATCTAAATTCATCAATTAAATTATACGCATGACCACCTTTCGGCTCAATAACTGGTCTTATCGTTGCTCTTACATCAGCTGAAAATTGATTTTCTGGATTATAATCAACTAACGGGTCAACTACTGTCGCAACTGCATTATTATAACCTTGACCTTTATTTAATAGTACTACTTTATTAATGTTATTTTTATCAATCTCAGGAATTGCTACTGCTCCAAAACCATCACCTTTAATATCTATTCTAGGAAAGATTTTTACATTAGCATTTTGTAATGCACCTGAAACAATAAAGTCAGTAACTGCTTCCCATCTTCCGCCTGAAGCATATGCCTCAAATCCAGTTCCATCAACATTCGTTGACAAGTCAGGATTTGTTTTTAAAGCAAATGAATCAGCATCAATTAAATCAACATAATAAGTAGGTGTTCCTGTACCTTCATTATAATTTAATTCTGTCATACCTACTACATCTCTAAACGTAATAGGTTGATTGTCTACAAGATTATGGTCGGTTGATGTAATAACAACCGGTGAAGCTTGCGTTGCACCTTCAACATTTCCTCTTCTAGGATTTGCTAATTCTCCACCTACATATATTGTCACTTCTCCTGCAGAAGTATATTTATAGTAAAGAATCTTAAATAAATTTGTTACGCTTGAACTTGCGTTAGTTACATATAAACTTTGTCCTGTATAAAAATCATCAACAGAAGACCAATCAGCTTCAGTAGGATCTATTGTTAATTCAACAGTACCATGAGTTGTGACTCCACCTGTTCTTCCTCGAACATAAGCAACTCTACCATTCTTTTCTTCGTATCCGTTATTTACATCAGCATTCGTAACTTGTATTTCTGATATCCCACCGCCGTATACCTCAGCTGGTTCAATAATTGCTGTTGGGTCTATTGGTATATAACCTAAAGCATTATAAGCCTCGAATTGTATTGTAGTGAGACGATACATATACTTCCAGACGTATCCGTCGGCAGTTTCGTATATTTGATTTAAATTAGCAGCATCAAACGTAGGAGGTGAATCTGCTCCACTATTTTCATTATTGTTTAAACATTTATAAACTCGATAATCATCGGTATCATTATCGTTAGGACCAACTACTGCGTAAAAATTTGTTCCGTCTAAATCAATTGTATCATCGTACTCAGTATATACTGTTCCTCTTTGCCAAGGATAATACTTAATCATAAAGTTAATATCAGCAGGGGCAATCTTTTTAGCAAATAAAGTCTTTTCTAAAAACTCATTTTGTGAAACAGCAGAATCGACTGGGCTTATTCCACCGATGCTAGAAACAAACATATAATAGTCATCATTTGCTTTGATATCAGCAATGAATAACTTATTTACGTCTTGATTAAAATTGTTAGTTAAAATTTCTGGCATTGTTCCGCTTTCGCTCTATATTTTAGTTTATTTATTACGAACATCTTAACCCCTTGCCCTTATTCTTGGCCGAGGATATGTTCGTCCTGAAGTAGGTCTTGCTTTTGCATTTAATTTTGGAAAACTCATTCCTGTTTCAGGTCGTTGATTTACCCATCTTAATATCAAATTGGCAGCACCTTGTAAACTTTCAAAATCTAAAGTACTATCTGCACCTGTGTCATACATTGCATTATTTGTTCCATTTGCTTGAAGCCATGCTAACGCTTCTGCTTGAGTCATATTTGGATTACTTTCTGCAAGTAATGCAAGTACACCCGTAACCTGTGGTGCTGCCATACTTGTTCCGCTTTTCTTTTCTTGCCAATATGCTGAATCTCTCGAATCTTGAAAAGCTCCTGAGGATCCTGGTATAGCACTAACAATTCCATAACCTGCTGCATGAATATTACATGCATTACCACAATTTGAAAAACTTCCTTTACGATCGTTTTTTGCTATTCCTAAAGCTCCACATACAATGGCATCACTATCACTCATACCGTTTCTTGATATTGTTCTGTGAGAATAATCAGATTCAGCGTATTGGTCACCACCTGAATCCCTCCAATAAACTACATTATCGTGATCTGTACCAGATTTTGTATACTTTTGGTAATCATTACCTGATCCCACTACAAATATAATACCATCATTTTTTGCGTCCTCAGCATCGGCCGCGTCTGATGTTTTGTAAAAAGGTATATACCAATTACCATTGGCGGCAACTACGATACCTCTTGCTTCTAATTCTGCATCGGTTAAATCTCTACCGTCATCACCCCAAGTATCAAGAGTAACTCCGCGATATCTAAACGCTCCAACGCCAACTGTGCCTACTGGGGCGAAAAATGTTGAACCCTCCTTTCCTCTTCTAAAAGCATAGCTGTGATTAGAGATCGTTGGGTTTCTTCTGCCTGTCTCAGGATTAATTGATTTATTATTATGCCATTGGCGAATATAATCCCAATAAGTTGTTGTGTCTAATCCATTGTTTCCATGATTTTGTCCAAAAGGTTGTATATTATATATGTTTGCATCTCTTGCCCACCCTTGTGTATTTCCTGCCACAATACCAGCAACGTGAACTCCGTGTTCTTCTCCGTCATCGGAGTAATCATAATTTCCGTTTGAGCCCAATCCTAAAGCAGACGTAAGAGAGAACCAATTAAAATGTTGAACTCTCGTTCCACCTGTACCGTCTGAATTTACAGCAAACTCTGGGTGATTCATTACTGTTGTATTAATTACACTATCAACAATTAGTACATCAACATTTTTTCCTGATGCGGTAATTGTATTTGTTCCTGAAGAAGCAGTATTAGTTCCGTCTGAACCCCATTCACCACTTAAAGCATTGTCTCCGATAATATGACGATATAACCCCCAGTTTAAATCGTTGGATGATGGGACAAAGTTGTCCCTATCGAAGTTTCCCGAAATATCGTACCCATCATATTTACCAATGGCTGATTCTGCATTCTCTTTTGACTCAACATCCCATACTCTCGGATCTTCTTTTAGTTGTAATACTTCTTCAGCGGTTAACATATAATGAGTGTTACGACTGATTGGTCTTCTTAACTGCAAGTCAACTGCTCTATCAGGAATGTATAAGTCACCTCCTGGGGTTTCCATATCATTATAGAAATCTTCCAGGTCTTCTCTATTATGAAGAGTGACAATATATTCCTTCATTTAATTAAGCCTCTAATTGTAGAATTTCTACAGCTACTGTAATTGATTGTGTACTACCACTTTTGTTTCTTACTTTAACAGGTATGTTTGTTGTTGGTGTCGATTCTAAATTATAACCAATTGTTCCTGGAGATAACTTTACAGTTTGTGCACCTGTTGTAATTACTTCAGCAATAACACCTGCATCTGGTGCAGGGTCTGTTGTTTCTGCTCTTGAGTTATCTGCTGTTCTAGAACTGTTGTCTGTGTAAAGAGTTACCCAAGCCGCAGCTGATGTTGTGATTGTATATAATGCGTATCCTTTATACCCAGTAATATCAATATCTGTTGATACTCCATCAGCAATTGATGTTGTAGCCTGAGAAGGAGATGTACGAGATGGTAAACTTCCACCGCCACCGCCGCCTGCAGCTGCCTCAACAACAATAGTTCCTGTCATATTTGAGTGGGCTTGACATACGTATTTGTAATTTCCAGAAATACTTGCTGGTATTTTCCAGAATAAAGCGCCGCCCATTCCTGCGTTTGCGTTTGAACCTGAATAATAGTTACTAGAATCTAAAGCAACCAATCCTTCGTTGTAATCAGTACCGCCTGAATCTTGAATTACAAATGGGTGAGTAGCACCACCTGCATCTGTTAAATCAAATCCAACTGTCGTTCCTGCTTTAACATAAATTGTTGGGTTATCAGTTGTTCCGTATTGGTCAAAACGATATGAAGTAGAACCGTTATGTGTAACCTTTAGTACGGTAGCAGCATTTAAGAAGCTGTTTTCAAATAATGCTTTATCTACATTGTTTGTTGGTTGTTGGTCTATATCTCCATAATTTGGAGTGAATGATACGTTTCTCCATGTGGAATCATTTGGGAAATAACTTAAAATATCTCCACCTGATGGGCTTGTAATTGTAGTATCAGTAATATCAGTCATAGCAACTGAACCGCCACCACCGCCACCGGTTTGGTCTGTTACCCAAGCATAATCACTACCATTCCAAGATAGGATTTGTCCACTTGAAGCTCCACTTGTATTTAGATGAGTATCGACATCAGAGTTGGTATAAGATCCACCACCTCCGCCGCCAGTTTGGTCGGCAACCCAAGCAAAGTCAGAACCGTCCCAAGATAAGATTTGATTTGTTTGTGCACTACTTACATTAAGGTGAGCACTTACATCGTTATCAGAATAAGAACCGCCTCCTGCCTGAGATATCCAAGCATAGTCAGAACCGTTCCAAGATAAGATTTCATTTGACGATGCTGAACTTGTATTTAAATGATTGTCTACATCAGAAGTTTGAAACAATGCAGGCAATGCAGCCCATTGATAATCTGAACCACTCCATTGTAATACTTCGTTAGATTGAGCTGAACTTACGTTTAAATGTCCATCAACATCATTGTTAGCATAAGAAGCTCCGCCGCTTCCGCCTGTCATTTCAACCCAACTATAACTTCCGTTTGCGCTTGTACCAAGTACATAACCATCGGTTTCACTATTTAATATATTGGCCGAATATACAAATGTGTTGAGAGGGTCTGTGTAATTAGTAATTGCTCCGCCTGAAGTATCAGAGAGTAATTTTCTCCAAGATCCATGAGCGTAATATAAGGATCCTGTGTCGTGTGCATGTCCGATTGAACCATGATAGGTACTTGGACTAACGGCAAGCAACTCTGCTTCCGTATCGTATAAGAATGATATCTTGTTTGGTTTTCCTGTATAATCCAAATTACCGTTAATGTCAAATAAATTGATTGGATTATTTGCATCACCTAATGCAAGATATAACTCGTTAAAGTTATCGTTTGTTTTATCGAATGCATTACGTAACGGATCACCTGTCCCGTCATTAGCGGATGCACCGATGTTAATTATTTGCTTGGCCATAGCGTTTCTTTCCTAAAATAAATTTTTTATTTAATTTAATATTTATATCTTAATACGTAACATCAAAGTTGTTCTCAAGATAGTTAGTTAACATATTTCTCATATCTGGAGATACCGTGTGTCCTACATCGTCATTTAACCAAATTACATCACCGTAATTACTTACCTGACTATTTGCTCCGTATGTATCACGATTTGCCGATGAAATATTATACCCAGACCATCCAAAGGCTTGAGCAAATCTCCATGCAGATTCTTCAGCACTTAAAAACTTAACTCCGAATGTTTCTGTGAATTCATCGTTTCCACCAAACGGAACTACTGTATCTTGTTCACCATTCATAAACAATAGTTTTCTTGGTGTTATTGTTGTTTGTTCTGTTGTATACCCATCATAAGGACCCCAATCATCTCCAGTGTATTCATGACTAATTGGGTAATAGAATTTATTGTTTCTATATTGTCCTTCATGCATTTGAGAAATCATACATACAATTGCGTCTACACCTGTATCATCAATTTCAACGGCAGCTCTCAATGCCATTGCTCCACCATTACTTGTACCAATAATACGAATCTTGGTTGGGTCAACATTATTATAAGTCTTAAGTGTTGTAATCAATTCTTGTAACATTAATATGTCAGGTCCATTCGACTGTTCATTGGCAATGTTCCAAGAATTTAGATATCCTTGAACACCAATTAGAATATGTCCTGGTAAATCATTGGCAAAGTTAGCAACCATTCCTGCACCATTACCACCATTACCGTGTAATAAAATTGCTACAGGGAAAGGTCCAGTACCTGCAGATGGCATGCCTACCGTTACATCATAATCATGGAATCCTTGACTCCAATTTCTTGTTTGTGTCAAATCACCAGAGGATCCTGTACTTAATGTCAATCCACCAGTACCGCCAGGAGCATGATCTGCTGAAACCAATGTACTATCTGAAGTATAATTAGTAATACCTGCATTAAGATCTGTAATCTCGGCAACATCAAACGGAGAACCACCACCTTGGTCATTAAACAATCTTAAGAACCTTGGTTTGATTGTTCCACCTGCATATGCTTTAAAGATAAAGTCACCAAATAGTTTTGAACCTGCTAGGTGAACATTTTCTTTTAATAATTTTTCATATTCTTGTAAAGGAAGAGACGATTTAATTTGGTATGAATATTCTTGGAAGAAGTTACTATCTTGTACTCTCATTCCCGAATCATAATACTCTAATTGTGTATTTGCTGTTTGTCCTGGTTGTATTCTATAACCACTTAAGTGAGAATTTTGACCTGCCCAGTATCCTTCTGTCTTACCTTGTGTTTCGGCTTCAATAATACCATAAGCAATAAAGTCGTTATTAGAAGTTCTTAACTCACCAATACCTGTAGCAAAATCAATAATTTCATTATCAGGTACTTCGTATTCAACATAACCAAACCCTGAATTTAAAATATTTACTTCTTTTACTTTACCAATTTGGAATTCTGTATCTGCATTAATAACAGCATTATCACCAAACTTTTCTGGACTATTATAATCATTTGAAATAACAGCAACATTAAATACGAAACTCGGATTACTTGCCAATACAATATTTTCATCAGAATTCAAACCACTATAATTAAATGGAGTAATTTTAATAACACCTGCTGTAGAATTAATAGTTTTTACAACACCAAATACATTACTTGATGTTCCTTTAATTCTGTCACCAATATCAAAACTACCTGCATCGGCCGCATCAACAAATTTAATAAGCTGATCTTTTCTATCTAAGTTTTTAATTAATGAATCTTGTGCAATCGCAAACACATCAAAATTATAATCAGCACCAGGATTGATATTATTAAACCCTTGAATACGACCAATTGTTAAATCTTGAATATCAAACGCTTGGTTAAGTGGCGTTGATAAATTGACTGGTGAAGCAGTACCTGACATAGAAGCAGTTGCTTCATAATCAGCAGCATTAAGAACTGTTGTTAAGTGTGGTGTTATTACGTCGGTAATAACAGATGCAATTGATGTATCAGTTAATCCTGAAACAATTACATCGTCTGAATTATTTGTGTCAGGATATAAAAGACCAGGAGACGATGCATTAACAGCAGATAGACTATTACCAGGTTGTACTAAGTCAATTACTAGTTCATTAGAACCTCTATTCGTTGACACAATACTATTTGGTGTAAGTCCTGTTGACCCATCTGGAGTTTTAACACCAATGGCAGAAATATTTTGTCCTACAACAGTTACTGACCTACCGTTATTATCAGTTAAAGTTTCACCGATAATAAATTCTTGATTAAATCCATCTTCACTATTATTTAAAATAATTGCTTGGTCAGAAACAATTAATCGAGTGTTATCTATTGTATAACCATAACCGCCGTCTTCTAACTCATAAGTAATCTCACCTGAAATTTCATCAGTAACATCGGTGACAATTGCTTTACCTGCATACCCATCTTTTTGTAATACATCAAAGATTTCACCAACTTGTCTTCCTGCTGCGTTTCTTAAGGCACCTTTACCTTTTCTTTCAACAACTCTAAATTTTGAAAGTGATCCATTTGTTTTACCAAAAGAAACAACCTCTCCGTTAATATTACAAAGAATGTCTTCGTACTTTTTAAATGAACCTTGAATTCCATCAAGATACATCACAGGAGTTTTAACACCATTTAATATAAAGAAGTTAATTGACCTAACTGAAGCCTTTGCTTTTGTAATACTTCCTTCTATGTTACGAGCTAACAAATCAAAGTAACTATATTCTTTGTCACTTTTTGATAAGAAGAAATTATTATTTGGAAACATTTGTAAGTATACACCTTGCTTCCAATCTGAATCTGAAACCTTCATCATTTTAGATGCAGGGTATATAATTTCAATATCAAACTCTTGATAGAAAATAGCAAAGAATAATTCTATACCACGGGCAGTACCTTTTGACCTATATAAGTCAAGGATATTTTTAATAATGAATTTAATAATATCAGTCTTGAGTGGAAGGTCAGCAAGAAACTTTTTCTTAAAGAATATAATCATATTCTCTAATGTAGAATCTACATCTCTTGTTTCAAATAATCTTCTTGACTGATAGATATGTTGGTCTTCTTGAGTTTCAGACCATTTATAATAATCTTCTACTAATTGAACAAGCTCAGGTCCATCTTCCCTATAAATCGCAGGGAATTGCGTTTTTATGAAAAGCGATATATTTTTTTCGATTTCACCCTGAGGCATTATTCTTCTCTCTTATTAATAACTTGAGCCGCTTCCACCACTCGAAGTGTTGGTTGTCGTATTAGGAGGATTCGTTGCTGATTGAGTTGCGACAGGAGTTTGGAATTCTTCCAAGTCCATTACAACTTTAACATCTGTATCTCTTAATATGAATACACGACCTTGTGGTGCTTTAACATCGTTGTCTATTGTTTTTGCCATCACTTTAATTGCTGAACCCGTATATGATTCCACTTTAAAGTTTGTTAATTTAACTTCACCCTTTTCGTAATCAACTGTACCTGCGGTTGGATTTAAAATTTGTGGGTTAGTAACTTCATCAGTAATAATCATAATATTACCATTACCATCATCTTGGAAGAATACACAAGTACCGTCAATGTCGAACGGAGAAGACTTAATCGCAGGCTTATAACTTGTAAATCCATTTGCTGCCTTATAAGGATATGGCTTAACGAGTTTGGTTTCAAATCTAAATGTTGGGTTTGTGGCAAAATTAACTGGTGGAGAATAATCAATAATTGGAGCAATTGAAATTTCACTACTTAAAATACCAGTATCCAAATTATCAATTGCACTTGATAGTTTTGACGATCTTAATGTCTTATCAAATCCTTCAAGATTATCATCAGAATATTTTTGTATTTCAGCTCGTACCAATGTTTCAAGTTGGTCTGCATTCTTTTCTGTATTCTTTCTGCTGTAATTTACAATCACCGTCATATCAGCATATACGAATTCTGTTTGTTTAAAGATAGGCTCAATACCTAATGGAGCACGTTCTCTTAAGTAAGCAATATATGAATTAGATAATGTTGAAGAAATGATTTGTGTATCGTCATTTAAATAAACACTAATCGCAACTCTTCCGTATTGAGGTGGGTCAAGCTGTTCACCACCATAAGCAGAGACCGCAGAAATTTCAGGGAATGCCTGTTGTAATAATACTTCGTAATCTTTTGTTGTGACTGCTCTTTCTTGAACTTGTAATGCTTTAGGAGCAAAGTAACGAATGCTTTCCATTGATTCTCTTTCAGCACCACCTGCTGCAGCAGAAATTGTTCTACAAGTAATTGTTCCACCTTCAACAAAACTTGCACTGAAGTCTGCAGTTGAGCCTGCTCCGTTAGGTTCTGCACCTGAACAAATTCTATATCTTACTCTTACATCCTCAAATTCTTCAGGTTGTAAACCAAACTGATTCTTACCAAAATAAATTGAATAACGATCATCAAGATAAGGTTCTAAATAAAATACTTTATCTGTAGGTCTTACTCCGTAAATAGTATTGGCTCTTGTAAATACATTTGCGTCATCAGTTGCTTCAGCATCAACAAACACAACAATGGAATCCGTATCCACTTCATTGTTTGTTAAATAAACTCTTAATACTCCATCAGCATCAACAATAAATCCTTCTCTTTGGAAACTCTGTAGCATTTCACCTTCATAAACATCAATGCTATCAGCAACAAATGTTCCAGGAGGATAAGTTGTTCCGTCGTTTGGATTTGTACCTACAACACGTCGAGCAGTATATACTTCATCTGTTACGAAAGAATAACTCTCACCTTGATATGTTACACCAAATTCTGAATACCTTGGAATTGTAATTGTTGAGTCAGTAATGTCAGGAGCAACGATTTGTACTTGAATTGTTGCCTTTGCTGATTTACGAGATCTTGGAATATAATTTAATTCTTTAGCATGAGAAACGATTGAGTTCTTGAGGACGGCAGAGTCAAGAAACATTTCGTTAAGTGCCATATTTGTATAGAAGTTATTTTGATAACTATTAAAAGCAAGAACGTCCAAAAGGACACTCATATTAGAACCTTCAAAGTTATAATCTTTAAACTGAGTTTGTGTTTGTAAATAAGTTCTTAACTGATCCTTAACGGAATCAAAGTCAAGTTCTGTAATTGGGGTCTTCGGATTTGCCATCTCTATCTATTCCTTTGTAAAATAACATCCAACTGAATGGGTTGCTGATCATTACGAACATAAAAAGTTATCGTAACAAATACCTGACCGTTGTCAGGATCTGAACTTACACCAACATTAATTAATTGGGCTCTTGGTTCGTATGTCTGAATTGTAGATATTACTCTGTCTTCTATAAGCTTTAACGTACCAGGTGTCATATTCTCAAATAACATTGCTCGAATATTACCGCCAATCCTTGGCTGCATTAATCGTTCACCACGATCCGTTAAAATTAAATTTTTAATTGATTCTTTAACTGCGTCTTCGTCTTTTAATAAGGCAATGTCTTTTGACACCGGACTTATGCGTAAGTCTTTATGAAAATCAGCATTAAGACTGATTTTCTTTTGTTTTGGTGAAACTACATCTACTATTGCCATTAAATTATTTCTCTTATATCTAAATGAATCTTGTCGTCATATTCTTTAACGTATTTAAATCCATTCTTTAATGCTTGTTCTATAAACACCGAAGGATTTGGTATATCAGATTTTTTAACATCAACAACCAAACCACTTAAATGTGAATTATCTTCAGGACCGTCGGCTTTCTTATTATACGCTTTACTTACCCACCCTTCTGTAATAGTAAGCTTGCCTGTAACGCCTGCCGCTGATTTAGTTCTTACCAAATATACTTTCACATCAAGGTCAACCCTTGTCCATGCGTATATTCCATCACCTTCTTTTGCATCAAACGAATCACCTTCAACTCCAAACGTTGAATCTGAACCATTAAATACATTACCGCATCTCGGCAAATTTTTATATTCTTCCGCCGATATTGGTTTAACATTTTCGATAGGTTTACCATCGTTTGTTATTACATTCCCACCAGGTGAAGTCCATTTGCCTTCTAATCTATTTATTACCTCTTGCCTAGTTGTTGGAGAATACCTTATGGCTCCAGCTCGTACTGCTGTTGATTCGTTAACCCTAGAGATCGTTTTAAGACGATCTACAATGGTACTATATCTCCTTGTATAATCATCAAGGGGTTTATTTATGTCCCTTATAAGTGCTTCTATGTTACCAGCAAGTGCGCAAACACGTGCAACTAAGTATTGTATTTCTTCAATACCGGGTGAATTGAATAAACTTACTGCATAATCAATTAATCCTATTACCTTATCTTTAATTCCTTTCTTATTCTCTTCAGTAAAGAATGCGCACATTTGTTCTCTTGTTGTCATAATGCCTTTTACAACTTTACTATTTACAAATGTTTCTGCTCCCTCGGTAATTTTACTTGGGTCAAAATTATCAATAATATCTTGTACTTCTTGGAATACTTTATCTATGACATCTTTAATCTTATCTTTGATTTCTTTAATAAGAGCTCGAATAACACCTTCTTGAAATAAGTCTTTTATACCATCGTATGATCTTATTTTATTTACTAGTTCCATTGCATCAGCAATTAAACCTTCAACGGTTCCAATCAAATCAAAGAACGCATCAACTGAAGCAAAGAATTGGTCAAACTTATTACAAAATCCACCTAAGATAGAAGTATTAAAATCGTTCTTATAATATGAATCTAAATTTCTTGCTAATCTAAATGCATCACCTTCGTTTATAAAACTATCAGGTACATAATTATATCCTTGTAGAAAATCAGCCATTTCTAAATTAGAAATATTGCCTCTTGACCATCTATCAGCAAGGTCAGGATAACTATCAAGAGAACCAATCTTTTGTCTTAATAAAGTATTTAAATAATCGGTTGCTTGATATATGCCATCTCCGTATTTGTTAATTGCTCTGCCTAATGGATTTGATTCTGCATCTCGAGCAATACTTTCAGCAACTGATTGAGTTACTGCATCAATTTGTCCAAGTGTATATCTTCCTGCCCCGTCTATTACACCGGTATTTGAAATGTCTAAAGTATTCTGAACTAACTGATTACTATTGTCTACACAATCCGTCATACTAGGTTCCTAAGATTTTTTGTTTGGTTTTTAGCCGAATCATCAAGTGCAGAAATATAACCACCTGAATAACCCATCGCAAAATAACCTTTAGGTACAATCGCAGTTGATTTACTTGGTGGCTCTGGTGCTTTAACCATATCCATTCCCCATGCACCTAAATCAATAGGTAAGAAATCAGCAACAATAGATAAGAATGCGGATGCAGGATTTAATATCTTAGCATAGAACTCTGCACTATTACCTGTAGGATATGCCCAACCTGAAGTAATCCCAGGAAGAGGAGCAACGACAGGTGCGGAAACAGCAGGAGGTAATAAAGCAGGTACACTCGGTATTGACACTGAAGCAACTGCCGGACTATATCCTCCATTATAAGATACAGGACCTGAAGGTAATGGTGCACCTATTGTTGTAAAGTCACCTCTTGTTGCCGCGACTGATGTAGCAATAACCGACGGAGAATTCACAACAGTGCTTGAAGTAATTGCGCCTGAGTTAATAGCAGTTGTATTGAATACT